AACAGAAATAATGTTTTTATTAACCTTTGCATCTTTTCTATATATATCAATTATGTATGACATACCTTGAAATGTAAAAAACGAAATACCTATAGGTAATGCAATCTCCTTAAATTGGAATGAAACATTGGAAATTCTATTAATATTTCCTATTGCAAAATCATAATATTTATAATAAAAAAGTAAAACTAAATTTAAAATTATACCTATTAACAAAAAAAATTTTTTAAATCTTTTTTTATCTTTAAGCTTGTCTATAATTAATCCAAAAATATAATTTATAAAAATAGAACTACAAAGAACTGGTAAATATTTTATTCCTCCCCATGAATAAAATATTAGACTCGCAAAGAGGGAAATACAATTTTTAAAAATATTATTTGAAAGAATATTTCCTAATGTATAGTAAATAATTAAAGTTAATGGTAAAAATATAAAAATAAATATTTGAGAACTAAATACCATATTATTCCTCCTTGTGTTACAATATATAACTTTTTAATATGAATTGCCCTTGGTTATTATAGCATTTATAATTTTTTTTTTTATATTTCAAGCAAATATTTAATATAAAGTTTATACAAATTTCATTTTGATCATATTTATTAATACAAAATAATCCAAGCACTGCATAGCCATTGATATTATTAGCTTATATCCTATTCATATTTTAGTAACAAATCATATGAATTGCTGAAAATATTTATAGCAAAAAAGAACCTTATTTATTAAGGTTCTTTTTTAAGATAAAGAAATCTATTATTTGAATTTTATATACTCACTAAATTGATCTATATTGATTTCTTCTAAAATAAAAATGCTTTGAAATAAGACATACTTACTTCAAAGCATTTTTTGGCGGGAATATGTGGGAATCGAACCCACCCTTTGTATTTATAAAATTTAATAAAATGCACAAATCTATGTAACCGTTGATATTACTTACTTTAGAGTGTATAGCCTTTTTCATGAAATCAGTATAATTTGAAACTAGTGTGGGAAAAGTGTGGGAAAAAACTTAGGTGGCAATTATAGTATTGCCACCATTTTTACATATATTATTAAATTTAAAATTGTTACATCAATACGAAAAGCTTCAGAAATGATCCTATATACTTTATTGCAATTTTTCAAAAATAAACTTATGCTTTAAAAATTAAACTATTAATTCAAAAACTTTCACAAAGCTAATGAATGTCATAAAGATTATACTTACCGATAAAAAAATTAATGATATTTTTATATTAATCATTTTATTATGGCATATTTTTGATAATTCATATGTCTCATTTTCCATCTCATTATTAATCAATTCTTCATCCTGTAAATTATTTAGTTTATCTTTATATTCAGTTAAGCTCATATCATTTATAGATTCAAAAAACATACATGAATCTATATTCATTCTAGGTGTTCTTGGTATAATAACTAATAGTGAAAAAATAATGGAAGTAATCAATAATATAATAATTAAAATAACCAAATGTCCAACAAAAATTTTATAGCTTGTACTTAAAATTTTATCTGTTTCTAATAGAATCCCTACTATTAAGGTAGCTGCAAATGCTAAAATAAAGCTAGCCTTATTATCAGCTTTTTCTATATAGAAATCAAATCTTTCTAAATTTTTTTCTAATATGAGTTTTTTATTCTCAAACACTTTTATCTTTTCCCTTCTGTTCAAAAATATATTCTAAAATTTTTAGAAACTCATCGTAATCGATACTATTTTCTCTAAATTCCTTATCACTATAATCATGTAAATCCACATATTTTGCATCAATATATTTTTTGTCTAATTTTAATTCTGCAGCATCCCTCTCATCGCTAAACTCTGCTACAAATCTTATTCCAGGAATAATTCTTCCATCTCTATCCTCAAAACTATATTCTTTAAATGGATATTTAACTTCAATTTCAATATCTGCAAATTTTTTATAATCTTTATTTAAGTTATCTTTAAATGTCATATTATTAGTAATAGTACTACATCCAAATTCCCATTTACCAGCATAATTACTTAAATCAGTACTTCTTTTTAACATTAAAACTTTTTGTTTTAATATATTATAACAAATAGCAACACAATGAACTTCTAATAATTTATTTCCTTGAATTAACTTCTTAGCTTTATTTGCTCCATTAATTTTTTTTTCTAACAATGCTGCCTTATATTTAATATTATTATCATTAACTATTTTATCCAATTTTTGAAAAGATGTATTATTAGTTGTTGTTGTAAGATACTTATATTTATCATCAATGAATTCCTTTACTAAATCATTAGTATAGTACTCATCATAAAAAAAACTATCTTCTAATTTACATTTAACATAATTATAATCATGATACCATATTACAGGATATAATTTTTCATCCCAAATACCCTTTAAATTTCTGTATGTAATTATATTAATTTTAGGATCTATATATTGATTTTTAGCTAATAAATATGCTAATTCTATACTTAAAACTAATCTTCTTTCCGTAGTATTTTTTAATATTCTAAAACCAGTATCAATATCATTTCCTTGAAATTCATATGTAGGTAAGCCACTATCATGATTATACATATACATTAGGTTACAAACATTGTTAGTCTTTTTAGTTAAATCAGAAGTTTTGTGAACTGGTGCTATCCATGCACCAGCTTTTAATGATAATACATTCCTAGCTACAAATACATTAACTTCATTTTGGTCTAAAACACCTTTAACAATACTGCCATCTTTTATTTCTGTGATGATATCATTAAGAATTTCGAAAATCAACTGTACAGAATTTTCTAGTTCCTCTCTATTAGTCACATTTATAACAAATACTGTTTCATCCCCTATGGTTCTCCACAATTGAGCTTTTTGAATTTTTTGTTGCATACAATATTTTATTTTTTCATTTATAGTAATTAAAATAGGAAACCAACTAGTATAATTACGCGTTTTATACTTACTAGAATTAACCAAATCAAAAGATACAAATAAAATTATATCTTCTTCATCTATTGATTTTTTCATTCTTTCTGTCAAATTATATCCTATCTTTTGTAATAATTTCATTTCTGTATGATTTATATCATAAGGTTCATTCAAATCGCTTTACCCCCATGCTAATATTCCTAGCCATCTTCCCCTATTGGTAGCTGCCTCAACAGATACTTTAAAATATTTAGCAACATTATCTATATTATATATACCATTTCCTTCATAATTATTATTCATTACTTCAAAAAATATTTTTCTCGGCATCAATAAGGCTGCTGCAAATTCATGAGCTTGATATTCCATTTCACCTATTTCTTTTCTAAAATATACGTTATCTTTATTTTGATTCCATATTTCATTATCAATTAAATACCCCATATGAAGAAATAAATGTCCTAGCTCATGAGCAATAGTAAATTTTTCTCTATATTCATTCTTATTTTCAGGTACCTCAATGACAAATCCACTATTTAGCCTATATATTTTACCTTCTACTGCTTCTGATAGTGAAGGCTTTCTTTCTACTCTTCCATGTAAATCCCTAACAATCTCTTCAATATTCTCAATAGGAGTTTCTATTTTAAAAACTTCTCTAATAGCATCTGCTGCATCATTAATTCTTCTTCTTGTATCTAAATCCATAGCTCCACCTCCTTATACTATATAGCAAATCAGTTATTTTATCACATGGTTTATTATTTGTCAATTGTTTAATAATATTCTACAAGAAATCGTAAAATCCTTCAATTCTAAGAAATATATAATAACCCTTATATAAATCTATATGATAGATCTGTTAAAAAGTTACTATAAACTAGAAATTAAATCTAAAAAAGTATAACTATAATATAAGCTATAACTGCCATTTTTCATAATACATATTATGTTATAGTTCAAATAAAACATATCAAGATTTTATAAGTTTTTAAAGAAACTTTTCCAACTGATTGTGACATTTTAAAATTAAAGTTGGTTCAAAAAAATAAAAGGTACTACTATAATAAAAGTACCCTTTGAATTAATATCTTATATATTTTTATTGATTAAATTTTTTATACCTGAATATAATAAAAATAATCCAATGCTACACTAACCTATATATAAAAATCCCCACAAAAAGAACCCTTTTTATTGGGTTCTTTTTGCTTAAGCAAGAAGGTTTATAATTAACCTATTGGGAAGCCGTTATATTTAATATTCTATAAATGTTAAAAAATTCCTTTAAATAATAAAAAAGATAGTTCCCACATGAGAGAACTACCATTTTTTATTTTAGTATTTTAATTTAGTATCTTATTCCAATCTTTATCTCTTATAATACCATCTGCTCCTGAAGTACTCCATATACCTGCTTTTATTTGCCATTGACGTACAGCTTCTTTCATATTGTTATCATACAAACCATTTTGTGATGCACCAATCCACCATTGTACAAATCTTGTAGCATATGTAAGATTTGTATTAATTCCTAATCTTGGTTTCTGAACAATTTGATTTAATGCAGTAACAACTGAATTATCTAAAGTAGTATTAAGTGGTAATCCTACTATTCTTCTGAAGTTATATATACTTTCTTTTGTTTTTTGATCCATATTTCCTGTTGCTTCTCCAGAATAACATCTACATTTTCTTAAGTCTCTTTGAACTGATGCAATAAATTCTTTTGAGTAATTAGTTATTCCATCTATTCTTCTTCCTGCATAAAATCCATATACTGGTGCAATTTTTACTACATCTCCTGATTTTGGAGCATGTATCATTTGTCCATTTCCAACATATATACCTACATGTCCTGTATGTGGAAATACTAAATCTCCTGGTTGTAAATTACTTTGTGATACTGGAGTACCTTTTGTAATCTGTCCATATGTATCTCTTGGTAATTCTATACCTGCACAATTTCTATATACATATTGAACAAACCCTGAGCAATCAAATCCACTTGGTGTTGTTCCACCATAAACATATGGAACTCCTTGGAATTGTTTGGCATAGTTTACTATATCTTGTCCAGTTGTCGCAGCCTTAACATTGCCTACATTTAATAATAAGGCCATAAATGCAGCTAGAAAAATACTTAATAAAGCCGTCTTCTTTTTCATCTTCATTCCCCCTATTGATATTTTTATTTTGTTTTAATACCTTATACTTACAACATTCTTTACAATTAATTGAATTCCTTCTTTTTTTATCCTACATATTTTTACTTTTTTATATATTATTCTGTATTCTAAATATAACTTATTATATAGAAGTATTTTTTTAATTTAACATTCTAATTATTTTCAAATTCTACCTGTAATTCATTTGTTTTATTTAAAAATTTTATCATAATTCATAAAAAAATAAGCTACTCCCATTATGGAAATACCTTTAAAAATTTAATATCTTATATATTTAGCATAAACATACCCTCCATGTGGTGGATAATAGATGCGTATCCAATCTCCTTCTTTTCTATATAATTGTACTTTTGCCCCATTAGATAAAGTACCTAATATTCTGCTAGATGTAGATTTCTTTTCCCTAACATTTACACCACTTGGAGTACATATAGTACCTGTTTTCCCATCTAAATTAATCCATCCACTATTATTATTTGTAGTTTGTTGACTTGGTGTGCTTACTGTAGTACCTACTAATCCTTTAACTATAGCATTAGCCATATTTTCCGCATTATATCTGTTCATATCTCCAGCATTATCACAAAAACAACATTCTATAAGCATAGCTTTAGCTTTTGTATGTTTTAATACATATAAACTAGAACCATCTTTTAACCCTCTATTGGTGTAGCCTAAAGCACAAATATTATTTAATACTTCTCTGGCTTGTGGTAATTCCTTGCCTCCATAAGTAAAAACCTCTGTTCCATATGCACTACCGTTATAACAATTAAAATGAATAGATACATATAAATCTACATTGTTATTATTAGCTGTATTAGTTCTATAGCTTAAACTATCATTTAAACTACTGCAAGTATCTTTATAACACTTAATAACCGTGTGCCCTAAAGCTTGTAATTTACTTATTACTTTTGTTCCTACTTCTCTAGTTAGATTTGATTCTGCTTTTATTCCTACTGCTCCGTAATCAGCACCTGACATTGTATGTCCACAATCTATTCCGTATGTAACCATTTAACACACCTCCATTTTATTTATCCATTTATTAACTGATGATTTCCCACAATTTAATTTTTGTGCTATTTTTCGATTACTAAAGCCTTGGTTGTGTAATTCTATAACATTATTAATAAACTCATCATCGTAAATACGTTTTCTTTTACCATAATTGTCTTCCAAAGTATGCAGTTTTATATGTTCTTCTTTTGTCATAAGTTTTAAATTTTCTATACGATTATCTGTCTTAATTCTATTTATATGATGGACAATTTCATCTTCTTTTAACTTTCTCCCTAGATATTGTTCCATTATGATTCTGTGCTCTGGAACATAATTGTCATCTACATATATTAAATGATACCCTTTATGATAAGTTTTGCCTTTCTCCAAATTATTTTTTGTATTCCTTGTTAAATTATTTTCTTTTGCTATTTTTGAAATATAGCCATCTGAACAACCAATTATATTTTTTATTTCTTTATATTTAAAATTATTCTGTAATAATTGAATTACTTTTTTATTATCATATTTCATAAAACATTCCTCCTAAGAATTTAATTAAAAAAGAACAGGTTTATTCCTGCTCTTTGCTTTCTTTTACTGCTTGTCTAGCACTAGACTGTCCAAAATAAAATCCTATTATTAAAGTAAATACAGAAAGAAATTCTGTACTTGATAAATTCCCTTTTGTACTTAAAATGCAAAATACTATGGTAGTTAATAATGCTATAATCTTTTTTATCTGTAAAAATTGCTCTAAAAACTTCATAATATTATTTTCTTTCATGTGTTAATCCTCCTTTGATAATGAATCAATTCTATGATGTGCACTCTTTGTACTTTCTTCAGTTTTAATTAATCTTGTATTTATATCCTCTATCTTTCTATCAGCAGCCTTTAGATCTAATCTTATATCATCTACCCCCTTTGAAATATAATCTAATTTTAAGTCAGTTATACCCTCATGTTTTCCATCTTCTTTATTATCCTTTTCTTTAAGTCTTTTATATCCTAAATAACTTAATGCAGCACCTAAAATAGTGTATAGTATTGATATTTCAATATTCATATGTCACCTCTTTTAATAAATTTTAGGGTAATAAAAAAAGACCTAAGTTTTTCCTTAAATCTTATTCTAGTAATCCCATGTTATAGGCTAATTTAATTTCTTTTAGTTTCTCCTGGATCTCTTCTTTATTAATTTCCTCTAAAGCCTTACTTTCTATAAAATTATCAAATTCTTCTCTGTCTTTAGGACAATCTTTAAACGCTAAGTATATGCCTAACTCATTAAAGCTTATAGTGGTTAACTTATTTTCTTTTCTTTCTCCTAAAAATATATCCACGTAACCAACCACTTGAAGTTCACTTGAATTATATATATTGCTTATTGATTTTTCTACATTGTAATAAAGCATATATTAACTCCTTTCTAATTTATAATTATTAGTCTAATCTTTTTAATTTTAAATTTTTAAATTTAAATCTTCCAATACCTGTATTTTGACAGGCAATCACTAGTGTATTAATTTTATCCTGTGTTATAAATTCGCCGTTATAATTACCAGAATTATCAAAAACTCTAGCAGTGCTTATATTAGTATTATTACACCTTTGTGTAATTGCGACATGTGCTAGATTATTAATGTCTTCTATTTCTACGTCAATTTTATACCTATTGTTAGGCAATATTGGCAACACAATTGAACTCCCTTGATAATTTGCTGTGGCTACTAATGTTAATATTGTACCTTCTAAATTTGTACTTGCATTTGGATGTATATACCAATCGCCATTATTAAAGTTTGGAACTATATTAGGATTTTTACCTTTTAAAATCATTTCGACTTCTTGTTCTGAAAATGCTTGATTATACTTAATAGGAATATCAGGTATAAATGCATCTGCTTGATATCCATATCCAGTATGTTGACATAAATACAATTTATATATACCTTTTTTAAATCCTACATTATCTGTGAAAGTAATTTTTCTTAATCCTTGGCTATCTAGGTGGTAACATGTATATATATTATTTTTATACTGTATAAGATAATTATTACATTCCCATTTTTTAGTTCTTAAAGTAGGAGCATTAGGAGACGTTAAATATTGTGAGTCGTATTGAACTGTTAGCCTACCAATATTATTATTGATATATCTAAATGCTATATTTTCTTTAGATGTTCCCACCAGCCAAAATAAATACTTATCTGTTGCTGTATTGTCCCAATTATAACTAATACTCTTAAATAATAAACTCCATTCTTTCCCTAGTTCTATGTCTATTGGTTGTATTTTGTCTGGTTGTCTATTTAATTTTAAGCCAATACTTATATAGTCTAAATATAAAACACTTAATATCGTTGAGTTTGCAGGGTAATTAGCTACAAGCAACATATAAATTTTATTATCTTGAGTTATATAGCCTGTTGATGTGCCTACCATAGTGACCTCATTACTACTAGTTACAAGGGAGCTCGTAGTATTTTCTCCCCATTCTATATATTGGCTTGTATCATACCTATATAGATAGTGCTTACTAAGATACCCTAATACTCCCCCATTTGCCCCTTGGCCGCGAACTACAGCACTCAATTGTATTGATTTAACATTCTGTTCAAGGATTGCATTACTTCCCGCATACAAGTTATTACATAACCCGTTAAGGTCTAATTCAATTAAGAATTGAGGTTTTTCTCCTACTATTGTTGCATCCATCAATGCAGAAATATTATCTTGATTTTTTATCCTATCATAATTTTCCTGGTTGAATTCTTTCCATCTAATATCTGTAGGTAGTAATAAATCTTTTGCTCTAGCCCAATAACATTTCATTTGACATTCTGTTATACTGCCAGCAACTTTCGCAAAGAAATTATACTCTAATTCTGTTGTATCTCCCCCAATATAAATCGCCATTAATTCACCTCTTTTACATTTAAATATATCTGTGAAACATTAATCACTTAATTTGAGATCTTTAATATAAGTTTCTAATTCTTTGATAGTTACTAATAATCCTTCATCCAATGCTATAAAAGAGTTTTTAACATTGTCTTGAATTATATCACCTGTATTAGGCTCTAACTCTGAATAAGTGTATGCTATCCTTTTCCCTTCTGCCCTATTTATTACTGCTATCCCTGTTAATCTTTTAATTGTATTTTGTTCCATTGAAAGTCCCCCCTTATTATTGTAATAAAATATCTTCCAATTTATCTGGAATTAATAGTCTACTTTCTAAATCAACTTCCTTACCTCTATCAATTTCTACATAATCATTAATTACTCTAGTTAATTCATCTTGATGTGGGCTATCAGCTCTTACATTTTCATAGCCTCTACGTTTAGCTTTTATTTCCCATGTAAATTCTGCTTCTGGTTCTCCTTTTAATATAAAGTAGGTTGGTGTTGTTTTAACCAATCTAAGTGGAGAACGTTGTCTAATTTCTTCATCTGTCATCATCTCTGGAACTATCTCTGTGTAAGTCACATGGTATGGAATATCAGTATTCATTATCTGTGTAACCATATCTTCTATTTCTATATAAGCAATTCCATCTTCGCCAACAAACCCACGACCTAAATCTCCAAAATAATACCCGAGTGTTTCATAAGCATTTATTAACTTTTCTCCATAATCTTTAGTTCCTTGTAAGCAATTTTTAGTTCCTTTTACCCAAAGATTACCAAATACATTAATGTTTTTGTTAAAATCAGCATTTTCCCAACTAACAAATCCTGCATTATTAACTGACTTTCTATAATCAAGTATTGAAGCATAATTTTCAGATTCATCAGTCCATTGTCTACCAAAATTAACTCTGTGATTGTCTTGTGAAAAACAAATTCTAACATCAGAGGCTCCGTTAGAACCTATAAAACCTATTTGTTTATTGTTATAAAAGTATTTAAAACTTCCCCAGGTTGCATCAACATGTTCCCATAACGTGATAGGTTCTTTAGTCTGTGTGGAACGTTTGTATTTATCGAATCTCATATATGCGGAATAGTTCTCACTGGATGGGTTGTAGTATGACATTCCCATAATATAATCTGAATAGTGTGCCATATTGAAACCTAGTTGTTCTGGTTCGTCTACGAGATAACTTGTATATATTATTCCTGCTCGTTTATTTACTTGATTAAAGTCGTAGAAGTACATGTTCATATTTTCTAATTCAATAGCGGGATATTTATTATAATTATAAGTTTTAAGAGATCCTCCACCTAAGTCAATTCTTAGAGTTCCATCATAAGACTGTAGTATTCCAGCTCTTATAAGGTCTGCTGTAAATCCTTGTCCTGTTCCGAATGTTGTCCATTGCCATTCATCATTTGTCATTTCTCTAGCTATCTGAAAGCCACGAGTACCCAAACACATCGCTCCATAGGTACTAGAATTCGGGTCCTTGTCCTCGAATATTATAGCCCTTTCCACCTGTGTTTCGGCACTATCGGCCATAGCTTTTAAACTAGCCTTTGTTGCATCTATAGTCCCCCATATAGCATCCGCTTTAACTTTTCCATCATCTGTTGTTATTGCATCTATTTTATTTAAAGAACTAGTTACATCTTTTTTAAAATTACCTAATTCAACTTTTTCATTAAGCCATTTAAAACCTCTTAGAGTTTTAGTTGTTTTTATAACCTTAGCTTTTATATCTAAATTTAATTTATTATATCTTACTGTTACTATATCTCCAACTTCTACTTTTTCCAAAGATATATAATCTTTATATTCTTCTGTTTTAGAAAGTTCTATAAAATCCACTTTATAATTAACTTCTGGGATATCTACTTTTTCTACTTCATAAAGTTGCTTAACTTTTAATCTTAGTAATCTTATTACATCATCTTTAGTTATTCCAGTTTCTTTATTTACTTTTATATCTCCATAGTGCATATGTCGAATCTTAGGATGTGGGTACATATTTATATTAGGACTATCCATATATTTTTCTGGTAACATTATAACGGTGTCGTTTTCGTCCAATCCTGTGGGCATAACCCTTGTAACTACACCATCTGTGTCCAAATCTTCCTCTATGCCTACTAAGTTCTTACCGCCTTGTATTAAAACTCCTCTGTCATTTCCTCTAGCATCCCATATGCCTATGTTAAAGTTATCCCTTACTATTTCTCCACCCCAAGTTTCCAGAATACCATCTTGACCCATTATAGCCTCTACAACATTTTTTCTTATAAAATATCTTGTTGCAGTAGGACCTAAATTCCCATTAAAGGTAAATCTAGTAGGGTATTGAGTTCTTTCTAATACCCATTGTAAAGCATCCATTCTATTTAAATTTGTAGGCCTTACATCTTCTAAGAAATTATCTAATAGATCATAAAAAATATGCCTACAATTAATAATAATCATAGACATATCTCTCTTTACATTATAAATTCTAAAAGCTTGATTATTAGCATAAACTATATAATCTTTCTGTAGGAAATAACTTTTAGGATGTAGATTTATATTCCCTTTAGTTCCTATTATTGTAGTTTTATTAGTAATCACATTAGTATTAGCTTGTATTATCCCTTTTACAACTTTAGGTCTTTCTATAGGATACTTAAAACTTAAAGTATAATTTCCATTTAACTCTTCTGTAATTTCGGAATCCATAGCATCAGTTAATATAGTTACTCCATTAGTTGTAAAATCTATGGTATTAGGTGCAAATAATTTAATCAAGTTATCACCTACCTATAGCAATATAACTTACATCAACAGGAATCATTGGAACAGCTTTATCCAAATTTCTTATATATATATTAAAATATAAATTATCAACAAATTGAACTGTGGGTACCATGTCTGTATATCCTATATAATAGGGTGTAGCTATAATTTGATATACTTCATTAGTAAAGCTTTGTGAAAATTTAACTTTTATATATCCTTTTTGCCAACCTTCATTACTAGAGTCATATTTTGCTCTCCCCCATTGAATAGTTATACCGTCTAATAATTTTATACTACCACTACTACTTTTATTTTGTACAATAGCACTCTTTAAAACATACTCATTTAATTGGGTTGCAACATTAGAAATATTATTTTCATTTTGCTCTATACCATTTTCAATATTATTCATTCTTTCAGCACTCAAGGGAGTAAAACCATCAACCCAATTTGTTTTTGTATATGTCATTATAACCACCTCCAATTAGGTTTTATTTTAATTCTTCGTATATCCCCCATCCAAGATATTTTATTTATTCCTACTTTAAATATAGGAAAATCACCTTTCATATAATTATTCATAAGTTGACCATCCCTATAACAATCTATTATTTCAGAATCTATAGTTATATAATTTGATATATTAGTAAGATTAATTATATTATCATTAATGTTGATATCTATAGAGCCATAGCCCCATATAGTTATAACCGGTGTGCTTTCTATAGTACCAGGATTATTTATTTCCATAGAATTGCTTTCGTTTATTGTTGCCAGCTTATTTATTTCTACTAAATTACCACCAATATAATTATAAGTACTTAAAGGATGTATTACTTTACTATTTCTACTTACATTGTTCTCTGTTATTTTCATTATTGGATTATTATTTAAAGAGTAGCCAAAAGGCTGGCAGTCAAACTGAACTATACCACTATGAAATTTTTTTAAGACTTGATCCAAAGCTATTTTATTAATTATTCTAGCTTTATAATATCTATCAGGCTCATTAGAGAAAATCACTTCTCCTGTCCCATTTAACCACGTCTTTATATCATCAAAATTATTATTGAAATAATCGAACTCAACGGACTTAACTTCGCCCTCGTAATCATTATCCGTTAAAGTTAAATCTCCACTTCTACCTGGAACAACTACCTTCTCTACCCTTAGTTCTGGGGTTGTCACATCTGGAAGGGATATAATTTTTAAACCTTTTTCGCTTGAATGTATACCCTTCCAAATAAATCCGTCTTTCATTATATCCCTCCTTTTGCTAAGCTATTTTGCTTTCTATAAAATTCAAGTTCTTCCATCAATGATTGGATATCTTGACTTTTGGTATTATTAAAGTTTTCTATAGTAACATTTAGTCCATTATCATTATTATTTGTAACTGTTGAACCTGATAGTGTTGAGTTCCTACTTGCTACTACTCCTGCGGTTGTAGTTGCTACTTCATGATCTACTGTCATTTGCATCTTAGAAACTAATTGAGATAGGTCCTTTTCCATAGAACTTTTTATATTTTCAGTTTCATCTTCAAATCCAACACCAACACCTTGGGCCATATATTTACCTACCTGATCTCTAAAAACTCTAGAAGGTGAATGTATACCTAGAGCGGCTTTAGCACCATCTACAATTCCACTAAAGAATCCATTTACTCTATCTCGAATCCAGCCACCCATTCCAGTAATACCATTCCATACACCTTGTACAATATTTCTACCTATATTTAAAAATTGTGAAGGAAGGTTTCTAACTGCTCCAATTATATTATTTACCATATTCGCTCCAGCAGAACGTGCTGTAGAAGCTAGATTACCAGCAAATTGTGCAACTCTAGATATTGTATTAACTAACCAAGTCCATATTCTACCTGGTAGCGTAGTAAACCATTGAATAACTTCGTTTATAGCCCTTGTAGCACCATTAACCATATTGGTATAAGTCTGTTGCCCCCAGGCTGCTATTCTATTAATAGTGTTAAGTAGCCAAATCCATATTCTACTTGGTAGCTGACTAAAAAAGTTAACAACGTTATTTATCCAAATAGGTACATTAGTCACAAGATAATTCCATGTATTTGCTCCCCATTTGATTATTGTTGCTAAAGCATATCCTAGAGCATAGCCTATTAAATAAGGTAATTCATTAAACCAATTGAAAATTTGATTTATCCATGTTGGAATAGTAACTGTAAAGAAATTTACTATAGCATTCCAACCATCTACAAATGCCTGTTGAATTGTAAGCCATAAATTAGCAAACCACTCAGGTATACTAGCAAAAAAATCCATTACTGATTGCCATGCTGCAGGTATATCTACAGTAAAGAAATTAACTAGCCACTGCCATACTGCTTGCCCTGCTACTAAAATAGCATTCCATGCTCCTATAACTGCATTTCTAAATCCCTCATTGGTATTCCAAAGAACTACTAAGCCAGCTGCTAAACCAGCTATAGCTGCTACTATTAATCCTATAGGATTAGCTGACATTGCAGCATTTAACATCCATTGTGCTACAGTTGCCCCTTCATTAGCTAATTTAAAAGCTTTAAAAGCTTCGACTAACCTCATTATCATATTAGCCACATTCAAAACCATTAAAGCAGTTCCTATTCCGGTTATTCCTGCAGCAATTTCACTACTATGTGTTAATATCCAAGAAAATCCTTCTATAAATTTAGGTAACCACTCTGAAATAAGTTCTCCTATCTTGCCTATTAATTCTCCTATCTTCTCAACTATATTCTTAATATTAGATTGCATCTCTTCACTTTGAAATGCCACGCGTAACTTTTCAGCCACATCATTAAAAGACTTTACAGCGTTTTGTGCCACTGGTAATAATAGCTTCCCTAGATCTGCTGCTAAACTGCTTATATTTAATTTAGCTATTCTTAACTGATTAGCTAAACTACCTGAAGTCCTTGCGAAGTCTCCTTGAGCATCTTTAGATACACTCATTAAATAATTATATCTTAATGTAGCCTGCTCTGCTTGTGTCATTTCTTTATATGCTTTGTTTATACCTTGACTTAATGCAAATGCTTCCAGGTTTGCCACGCTCATATTAATACCTAATTGTTTTAGTGGCTCTGTTTCTCCACTTATACCGCTTCTTATTTTTTCAAAGGCCTCTTCTATAGGTAGGTTATAGAAACTTGCAAAATCCCCTGCTAATCCTGTCATACTTTGAGACATATTGAGAACTTCATTACTAGTTAATCCCATGGATTTAAGCATAGCGCCCATTGTTCCATTAAATTGTTTAGCTTGTAATTCACTCATACCAAAAGCAGTCGCTGCACTTTTTGCCCAACTATTAATTTGATTTGCATTTTTACCAAAAGTAACATCTACCACGTTTTGTACTTCTTCCAAATCACTTGCAAGACCAATTGATTTTACTCCTACAACTCCTAGTGCAGTACCAGTTGCAGCTATACTTTTTGTAAACAAATTCAATCCTTTACTAGCTATACTATTTAACTTCCCTATTCCTTTTTCTGCTCCGCTACTATCAATTCTAGTATCTATAACAATACTACCATCTGCCATATATTTCTCACCTGCCTTTTTATATAAAATAAAAAAAGACAGGCTCACTCACTACTCTATGGTGTGGTTTGGCTCTGTTCTTTGGTTAATTTCTAATTTAATTATTTTTTTACATCGAATACATTTTATTTCTCCTTTAACATAATCAGCTTTTAAAAGTAACTGATTACAATAAGAACATCTTACCTCTTCAATATTAATCACCTCTTTAAATCATAAAAAATAACACCTAGTTTCCCAAGTGTTATAAATATACTTCCTCACTTTCTAAGGTTTCAGCATTTATTTTACTTCTTAATTCCTCTACAAAAGACGACCAGTGCAAACTTGCACCTACTATTTCAAAAGATAATACTTTTATCTCTCTCTCTCTAGACTTATAGTTAATTACCATATAGTAATGAGTTTCTGATTTTTGTTTGTTACCAATACCACTCATACCACCTACTATAGCTCCTAATGGACCAAGCAAAACTCCACCAGCTATAGCTCTACCAGCAACGCTCTTACTTTTTTCTATTATCTCTTTTTCACTAACAACATTAACACCTGTTATTTGTTCAAATTTTAAATTAACTTCTGGCTTTTTAACCACTCTAGATTTTACAGTTAAACATTCCTTTTCTGTATTTATACTAAGTTCAATGGCTAATCCCGTCCCATATCCTTCTATACCATTTACAAAAGATAAGTTAACACTTCTATCGCCTTTTTTATTTTTCTTTCCGAATAATCCCATTGCAATCCCTCCTAATATAACATGATTATACATTATATTATAAATATATTACAACATTTTGCTTAAATCCCCTCCATTGAGTAATATTTCTTCTATGTCTCTAAGTTTCTCTTTCTCATCTTTACTTATATTAGAAGGTATTTTATATAGCTCTTTCATTTTCCTATAATAAGCCTTTTCCTCTTTATCTTTTATTTTAGATAAATCCATAGATCTATAACCCATTATTTTTACTATTTGATTATCTTCTTTTAAAGCTTTGAACATAGCTTTAAATTTCCACCAATGCAAATAGTTTATATCCTGCAAATCAATTCTGTACTGGTCTAAAAATGCACTATAGATATAATCATCATCAAAGTCAAAACTATATATTTGCTCACTTTTACCTTTACCAATACCTTTAGATTTCACCTTATCTTTTCCACATCTATAAAACCATAACATTTGATCTATAGCTGTATTAATATTATCTGGTAGTGCTGGATAATAAAGTTGTAAAGCTTGAATAATTTTATCTTCTTCACCAATAGAGCTATCTTGCATTAAAAGTTCAAAGAGTATAGATACTCTAAAGTTAGAGTTAATCTCATACTCTTCACTATCTATTTCAACTGTAGTTGGTACTAAATCTATTAGCATATTCATTATTTTTTCTTTCTTCTCTGTGCTCTATTAGGGGAATATTTGTTAGCTATTTTTTCAACTTCTTCATTTGTTGCATTTACTTGTGTTATAAGCTCATCAAAGGCTTTTAGACAAGTTAATAAGTTAACTTTATTACCAAAAACCTTTTTATCTGTACCTTGGCCAAATAGATCATTAAAAATCTTAAATATAACATTACACTGTGTCCTAATACTTTCAGCTACTGTCATATCTTGTACTTTTTCAGCTATACCCTCAATACCCTTAATTGCCTTTTCGTAGTTTTCAGCCACTTCAAGGTCTAAAATATCTAAATCTTTTAATTCCACTCCATTAATTTTCATAAATTACATCCCCCTTCTAAACCGTTTTAGGTGTAAAACCTTCTGTAAATTCTTTAGTAGTTGTATCAAATGTACCTAATATTGGATCGCTTATGCCTAAGAATGAACCAGATATACCCAAGTCACCATCCTCGTCCTCGAAACTATCTACAGATATAGCAACTTTTATTTTTCTCGCTCTAAATCCTGTCGTAGCTGCTGGCTTGTCTAAATCAACTATTATATAATTTGTTTCAGTATCTGCTCCCAATTTTTGCATTTCTCCAATTTCTCTTATATATTCTATAGCTTTTTCACTATTAATTTGGTCAGCAGTAAATTCAGACGCCCATTCATATCCAGTAATGGACTGACTTGCACTAGATTGATTTATATATCTTTTAGAAGTTGTTTGGGCTGAAGGACTTTCATTTAACTCCGTAAAACCTGTTCCTAGCAACTCAAAAGTAGCTGCTACTTCTAGATAGTTAGCCTGTATTTTTCTTTTTCTAACTGCCAATTATATCATTCCTTTCTTAAAATATTTTAATTTTAGCTGAATTTGCAATTGTGCCGTATCCTCTGTAACGGCAAAAGCATAGCCAGTACTAGCAACTTTTATTTCAAGTGATTCTAAACTATCATCTAATACTGGCAATATATTATTATTGTTATTTTCCTCTATCCATTCAGCGAACTTTTCATAAAATCCGCTATTATCTATATTCTGCAATACATCTGCTCCATATGGCTCTCTGGAAGTAAATATAAAAGCATATTGCCTCACACTATCTCCATTAACATACTTCTTTATAATAGGCTCTATTGAGATTTCTTCTATAGAGTAAGTATCTGCATTAGGTTCTAAATAATTTACATTAACTTTTATAGCATTGTTAAATGTATCTAGATATGGACATTTTCTTATATAATTTCTCAAAGAATCTATTATCACTTACTTCTACCTCCAACAAAATCTGCTATTGTTTGAATGATTCTATCACCGTGGTCTATAAATGCACGCCTATCCCAATATTTACCCCTTAAAACTCCTCTATTTCCACTTTTATTGGTGTAATATTGCTTAGCAGCATAAGGAGCATTATAAATTATTTTGTCTGTTTTTAACTCAACACTCATATCTTTTAATCTGCCAGTAAGAAATGGCACATAATTGTTCATTTCTTTGGCGCACTCTTTCGTGAACTTTATTTGTGCTTTACCATTTTTATTTAGTGCTCGCTTCAATAAAATTTTTTGAGTATCATTCATTTGTATTTTAACTCTAGTACCCATTATACCCCCTCCACTTCAAAATGGCTGGATAGCTTACTAACAGATTTAATATCTATTACATCATCAAATCCATTTTCTAAATCTGACAGCCTATAAGGTTTAATTCCTGTTACTTCAAAATGAACCTCACCTTTTACAATTTTATCTCCTGGAGTAAAAGTAAAATAATTTGGTCTTTCTGGATCTGATAGTTTTAAAAATCTCTTAGGACTAACATAATTATCTAACTTATCTATAAATATAAGTGTACTATCCGCAAGTAACAAACCTTTATCGCTAACAGTACCATTCCTTTTACTTTGCCAATTAACACCCTTAATAACTGTTCTTTGGTATTTATCAGTATCACTAGTAAAATCATAGTATCTATTGTAAATAGTGATATCTGAATTCTTAAATAAAACTCCCATGCTACCACATCCTTACGTATGGTGTAGGCAATAAAGCTTTAATATCATCTGTTATACTCCATGCACCAGCACCATTTTCAAAAGCTATACTTTGGTTACCCTCGGACATGGATTTAACTCCTGGAGTTATATTTTCTAACTTAGCAGCATTTTGAATTAATTGATCCACTGCTAAATCATAGTTAGTTAATATATAATCATCTTCTAAATCTTTGTTTAGATAGTTTGTAATAACTAAAATAGCTTTTCTTTGTTCAGTGGTCATTTAATCACCTACTTTTTAGTGGATTTCTTTGCCTCAACTTCTTTAAATCCTCTATCTTTATATATAACTTCATATGCTTTTTCCGTAGCATATATAGTATTTTTACCATCAGTATATTTTTTCATTAAATCACTCCTTTTTGGACATAAAAAGGATTTTATCCTACCTTAATTATCCTTGTACTTTTGGTATTAATAAAGCAAAAGCCTTATCTTTTATAGGTAAAAATCCTAATCTCATGGTGGCTTTAATTGCTACCATATCATTTTCTGCTAAAGACAATGGCTTACCATCCCCCATAGTAACACTTTGTAGAGTTGCTTCTTTTAGTATTTCATACTCAATACCTGCTCTCATTCCAACTAACGAATACATCCAATTACCAGATATTAATTCAGCTTTAGTTTTATCCCAACCTCCATTACGAACAAACTCTATAGGATTAGAATACAACTCATTCTGGCCTATCCCTGGAACAAAAAGAGCATTTCCATTAGTATCTCTTAACTTTCTAAGAGAATTTTTTAGTCCATAATGTCCAGCAAAACCATTAACATCTAATCCATCAGCTTCAACTAAAGCCATAACATCAGATATATCTAAGTCAAGCTTGCCAGCCCCATTAGTTTCTAATGCTATTTTATTTCCTGAAGCATTTGCTACTCCATATATAGATTTTGTAAATGGTGAATTAGTACCAAATAAACAAGCACTATCTATAGCCTTATAAAAAGCTTCTGCTATTGCTGGTCTCATTTCTCCAAATACATTTATAGTAGTATCATTCATTTTTTCTTTTGTTACTGGGATTATAACTGCTAATTTCTTAGCTTCCATCTCTGGAAATATCCATTCTGCTTTAGATGTTTGTATTCTTTCAGTTTCACCTACCCAATAAGCTCCTGGACCATCTACCATTATAGAAAATTTCTTCTTATCACTTGTCATAGGCTCAACTTTAGAAAGTCTTAATATACTAGAACCTCTTGCTACATCTTTCATTATTCCATTTGCCTGTTCAGTAGGCACAAAACCTGTTAAATTATCCTTTAAAAATGTTGTATCTGCCATAATTTATACACTCCTTTTAATCTCTTTTTACTTGATTTTCTTTTATTACAGATATGAAATCCAAACTATTATTTGGATCATTTCCTCCACTTGGAGGAGTATAAGAGTTATCTTTAAGTCTCTCTTTTACAGTGGTTTCTAACTTACCAGTAAATACTTTTTCTAATGTTTCTAAGTTTTTATTTGTAGACTCTTCATCTTGTCCAATAAAATAATCTACCAATTCAGTTGGTAGACCTTTTTCAGTGGCTATTTTAAGTGCCTTATTAGTTAACTCTTTTTTTAAAGTTTCTTTTTTCATGTTTTCCATTTCTTGTTTTAATTTTTTAAGCTCATTATCTTTAGGATCCTCTTCTGGATATAATTCTTTTATTTTTTCATTAACTAAACTTTCTAAATTATTACTTTTCCAAGTTTCCAATCCTTTAGATAAATGTTGATCCTTCAAACTATCAATATAAGATTTAAACTCTTTGTCTGTATTCATTTTTTGCTTAAATATATCTAAACCACTAAACTTAGTTGCCAATTCAGAAGTAGCTAATATTTCATCTACATCCTTATCTTCTTCGATGCCTTTTATTAATTCTAATAAATCTTTTTTTAACATTTCATTTCCCTCCGCTTTGTCCCTTTAACCTATAAAAGACTAAAGACACAGTTATTTTCTATAAAATAAAAAAGCCTTATTTCTAAGACTTTTAGGCATAATAAAAGCACCTACTATTTTTACTTAGTAAGTGCTTATTATAATACTTTTTTTAATACTTCTTTATACAATTCTCTTAAAGTTACATCTTTTAGATTTAATCCTAATTCTTTTTCTTCATAATCAAGAAGTCCTACATTTGGAAGGCAATCTTCATTATCTATAACTTTACTCAATCCTTGTAATCCATTTATTTCTATAATATCAGGTATAGTTGCATTTTCCTTAGTACTAGTAAAAACTTCAAATTCATATTCATCTGGGATTTCAAATTCATCAACATATCTTCTACTTTTATCACAATCAATAATGATACAACTTTCTAAAACACCTTCTATATAACTTTCACCAACACTCAAACTCTTCACTTTTTTACCCATATGACTTCACCTCTTTTGGTTTTGTTCATATAACTATTTGTCGGATAATATGAAGTTATTATATCACCTCTAACAATAGTTAACAACTCTTTATCAACAATTTTCTTAACATATCCTACTCCCTGATTATTAAATCTATCTATGGTCTTATAGATAGCATCAGGATTTTGAAGACTTTCTACTATATTATCTATTTCTTTATTAAAAATCATATCCCAATGCCTTCTTGCTATGTGAACAAATCTATCCTTTTTATTATAAACAGTTCCTATAGGAGTATTTATTCCCCCCTTAAACCTTTTATTAAAATAGTTATAGCATTTAAGATAATCATCTTTATCTATATCTCCAGCATCAATTAATTTTTGTAATTCTTTCTTTTCATCTATTCCAAATAATTGTAAATTCATTTCTAAAAAATTATTTTTATCATCTTCTATAGTGTAAAAGCATCTACACAATGGATGTTGTGGTAGCTCTATTTTATCTTTAAAATTAAATACTCTATCGTGATATTGTGCACAATCAGAACATAACCGTTTATCTAATGTAGCATTATATCTTACTTTTTTAACTTCAGTTTCTTTACAAAATCTATCAAAAGAACTACTAGAACACCTGTTAACTTCTGTTTCTGTAAGTCTTTTTGCATTATAAGCACTTGTGTTAAATGTTTTTTCAATGTCTTTCTTAATTTGATTAACATTTATTTTACCATCTAAAAATTGTTTAACTTGTTTATGCAAATGTTTAGAAACTTCATTCTCATTTTCCCAAACTCTAGTTGAAAAATGTTTGCCCTTAAAATTACTTTCTACAATTTTTCTAACATCTTTTAAATTTGCATTGTAAGAGTAAAAATCAAAAGTATTTCTTACTGTATTTGTAAGTATATCTTTTAAAACATTATTACATATTTCCCTTTGCTTTTTTGAAGATTTTGCAATTAATGATGATAAACTTCTATACTCTCTATTCTTTTCATTTACTTTAAGACTCATTAGTCCATCTAAGATAGTATAAGTAAGCATTATTAATGCTATTTGTTTGAGTAATTCATCTCTATTATTTTTATATTCACTATAAACTTCCTTTAGTTCCCCATTAGCTTCATCATAAATACTTTTATAAAATCTTTCATCTTGATTCATTATTCATCACCCAAATTGTTTAAATCTATATTAGGCAATTCTTCTTTAATTTTCTCTAACTCATTCTTAGGATTTTCTATAAATGAAAGCTGTGCAAGTCCAGTTTCAGTAGAAAGTTTATCTCCTAACTGACTAATTATTTGACTAACCATTAAATCATCCTGTGGAATATTAGGTGTAAATTTAACCTTTATATCTCTATAATCATAATTTATATTTTTGATAACTTGTAAATATATAAATAAAAACTTTAATCTATTCTTAATACAATCAGCTATAGCTTTTTGGTTTAACTTACACTTTTCTTCAAGTGCTATAAGCCTAGCTCTTAAAGCTAAAGAACTTGTATTACTCTGAATTTTTTCATTATGGTTTATATGAGAACTTAATTGATACATTTTATCTTCTATAGTATTTAATGTATTTTGAATAAAAGTATCATTAATGTTCTTTATAAGCCATGCTGCAGTACCATTTTTATCTTTGATTTGCATTACACCAAGTTTTTTCATTTGTGGTATATCTTCTTTATCAATACCTACTCCAGTAAGCACTAGATAAGCATTTCTAAAATCACTTATTTCATTACTTATATCAGATAAATTAGTTTCATAAGCATCTTGCAATCCTTTAATATCATTAAAAATAGTATCATTTTTACCTTCTTCACTTAATCTACATAACCCAACAGGTACTATTCCAAAAATATGTTTTGTAGGCTTGTTTACTTCCTCAAAACTCTCATTAAAATGGTATATATCTCTTTCTGTATACACATCAATATAAGTATTATCATCAAATTTCAATTTATAAATGTGCATAAAAAAAGATATGTTGCCAAAATCATTTATAGCAGCATATCCTTGTGTTGGTGGTATTACCTTACTACAAAATTGTCCTTCTTTGTCCACATAATAAAGTTCATAAGCCAAACTGTATATAAGCATATTTTTAGCTAAATTTGAATCATGACCCTCACTCCAATGGTCAATATAATAATCTATATCATATATTATATTTTCATTACCATTCTTAGAAATGTATGTAATATCATTTCCTACTGAATAACTTACTTCTTCTTTTATAAATTTTTTTATAAAATTAGTATTTGTTTTATTATTAGATCTTTCAGTAAGCATTTTATAATTTCTAATGGCGTCAGTATTGCCTTGGTAATATTCATACATCTTTTTATAATCTATCTTTTCCGACTGATATTCTTCATAAGCTTTTTTCAATAATTCTATATCTATAATTTTGATCACCTCACTATATACCAAAATTTCGTCTATCTAATAGGACAACATTTTCAACAATATCAATATTTTCTATTCTTAAACTAAACTCTGCTGTAATATCTGGAGCATCATCATTAATACTGTATTTTTGCCCTCTAAAGTCTAATATTTGATTTATAAATTCCTCATCTTCCTCAGCAAAAATAATTTGCCCCTTATTAATATAAGGAATAAGAGTACTTATTTTATCATCTTTATTCTTCTTTTGATGTTCATTAATTATAGTAATATTTCTATACTTTAATACTGGATCATCTTTAATTTTATTTTCAATTGCATTTGCATCAGCACCATTAAAGGTATTTTTTTCAATATATAAATGTGTTATATCATCATATTTTTTTAATAACTCAATTGCATGGTTCACATACTTATCGAAATCAGTTCTAGCATTTATTTTAGCTAGTTCAGCATGTCTACAATATTTTAAATCATTATCACCTTTAGAACCTATTAAAAAAGCACTATAGTCGTTTTTCTTACCTCCACCACTAGCTGGATCTATACATAGCATGGTTTTCATAAAAGTATGTGTTTCTATTTCTTCTCTTTTTTCAGTTCTAGCACCTTTAAACCACTTTTGGCCAATACTATCAACATCTCCTTGAACTTCTTGTTTAAAGCTGCTTGGATTCTCATAATATGATAAGGCCATATCTAAACAATCCCAAAATTCAGCCCACAATAGTGGAAACTTCATTTTTTCCTGATGATCCCAGTAGAATTCTTTAGCATCTTCTAATCTATTTTCATTTTTAAAGTTAAATAAAATAGACTTGAACTCACTCCATAATCCAATAGTGAAATACAAGTCTATATCTTCTAACAATACGCCCTTTTCCTTTTTAAATTTCCATGTTGGCATTTTTAATAACCTAGAATAAAAATCTTCTTTATGCTGTAAAGTACCCAAGGCAATAAAAGTTGTTCCCTTTTTAATTACCTTCCCATTTCTTAATACTGCTTTTTGAGCTGCATACTTAACATCATCACTATATCTTTTCCATTTATTCTCCCTTGCCTGCTCCGTTCTAACATTGTCTTCTGATTGATAATCATCAAGAATAATTAAATCAGGCCTGCAATTATCATATTTACGACCTCTCATTGGAGAAGCGGAAGAAATAGCTTCAATAAAAGTTTTATTTGTTAGTTCTAATTGTGTAGTATTACATTTATATCGCTTATCCTTATCGTCAAGAACTACTCCAAAAGCGTTTTTAATGTATTCATTTTCTAATAACGTATTTTTAATGTCAGAAATAAATTTTTCGGCGGTACTTCCAATATCTGAACATATTAAGGTATATTTCTTATGCTTATAACAATGAACCCATATTACAGGCCCAAAATTACCAAATACCGATTTACCTGTACCTCTTGGAAGTATTCTTCCTATTTGATCACTTCCATCTCCTATTATGCTATCTTTTATATCTTCCCATATTTCTTTATGCACTTTAGCTATAGGAGCTGCAGCATTATCATCTTTAGGTAAAAATGTATCCTGGAGAAAATACATACAGAAGAACTCAAGATTTATTTTTCCTAATTGCCATGCTAATCCATGATATTTAAATAAATTATTACTGTTGTCCAATATCTTTTCTTTAGCTTCTTTTTCTGGATCATTTGCCCCAGCTTTAAAAAACTCATCTGTAAGATATTTAAAAAGCAAATACCTATTTTGTTGTTCTTCTGTCATGTATTTTTCACCTGCCTTGGTTTTTAAAATTTTTAGGGAAAATGTGGAACTAGATGACAGGGGCGTTGAACCTTCAAGGTTTAGAACCACCCCCACTCTACAACTTCGCTAAAAAATTATTTAACGAAACAGTGTATTCCTCGCAATCCATTGATATTACTTAACTCTACGTAATTTCTTAAATTTATTTAACTCCTGTTCTAACTCATTATCATTTAGATTATCATTATTGTTCTCTTTATTATCCTCCACTACATTAGTTGGATTACCATAGATACGATTCAATAGATACTGGTTAGCTGCTAGGCTTACACGCTTATCACTATTATCATTGGCCAAATCTTTAATGTTATCTATATAAGTTGTTAGATCTCTAAGTATAATCTGGTTGCCCTGGCGTTTAAGTTCTTGCTTACGCGTGTTTATCTCAGCCTTAACATTATCCTTATTCATCCATGCATATATCGTATTCCTTGTTACATTCAATTTCTTAGCTATATCCGTTATATTCTCGCCTTCTATAAGCATAGTAATCATATCATTCTGCTTTACTGTTAATACATCATAAGCCATACACTCACCTCCTTGGCAACTACACATAATAAAAAGAGTACTCTTATCCTAGGTACTCTCTATAATAATACTTTATAGTTCATATTTAGATTTTGTTATGAACTTACTTCTTTTTATGTATTAAAAAAGAGCCCTGTTAAGAGCTCATTTCTTTTTTAACTTTTCATCAATAAACTTATTGTACTGATTTAATGCTGCATTTAATATCTTACTAGCGGTTACTACTTCAGGATCAACTAAATTTCCCTGTTTTTTATTTATTAACTCATTTAATTGCTCTCTCAATATATCTATATCTTTTAATAAATCCTCTAACTCAGACATACTAACACCTCCGTTATTAGTATTAGCTACAAAAATGTTTTTTATCATTCTTATATACATTTTTATCTTTGTCTTAATGTATTAACCTTAAATAACATTTAAACTATTAATTTTTGCTTTGGAAAATAATTTAATTCTGCAAGTAACTTATGCTTACAAAATAAAAAAGAGCCCTTATGAGCTCTAATTTACTTTAGCCAATCCCTTATCTCTTTTAATCCTTTATAAGTTTTAGTTAATGTGCTATTCTCTTTTAAATATTTCTCACCTTTTTCAGTAAGTTCAGGGCCTAATTTATATATGCGTGGTCTACCTTCATCATAATATATTCCGATTAAATATCCTTCACGTTCTAAAAATCTTACTGCACTATCAAATTCCTCTTCTGTAACTCTAAATTCTGCTTCTGTTAATGGTGTATTCTTTTTATCTATTTCTCTTAGAATCGCATACCTTAATTTTTGTTTATCCATATCAAAACCTCCTTTCAATGTGATTTTTTCTATATTTTAAGGGATATTCCTTCTTTTTATAATATTTATTCTGTTAATTTCTTTTGGGGAAAATAATTCAATTCCGCAATCAGCTTGAATTTATAAGATGATAATTATAACTATTGTAACTATTATTACTAACTTAACTATTAATAATATATTATTATAGAAATATATCATAATTCTTAATACTTTCTTACATCTTGTTTTAACCGTAATATTTGCTTTTCCTAAAATTCTCTTAATATTAAGATAAAATTTCCATCTATAGAGTTGTTTAAAATTATAAATTTCTTTTATTCCCAAAGGTTCATAATTTAAATTTTTAGCTTTACTGTGTTTTATATCATCTAATAAAATTAGTTGTTTAACTTCTTTTTTAGAAATATATATATAATCTTTGTCGGTTTTTACCCAATAAAAATCCTTATATTCAAACCATATTTGTCCGATTATATCAAAATCTGAACAGTGTATTATGCATTTTTTTAATGAACTAATTTTTAAATCAATGCACATTATTCCAAGTGTAAAAACAATTAACAAATAACAAATTAAATATGGAGAATAATACTGAATCTTTCCCCAATAATTATACTCTCCGTATGTAACTTCTGTAATAACTTTATTATTTATTTTCAGTTTTACGTTATCATCTTTAGTAAAAACAAAATTTTTATCTACATAAAACACTAATTTTTTGTCATCAATATTAATCTTAAAACTTTTTAAATTAGACTTATTATTGTTACATAAATTAACTTTATTATTATTAACATCCATTTGAATATCATTATGTTTTATATCTAATTTAATTACTTGATTATTTTGGGCAAAAATTCGCTGATCATTTAAATTTAATTCTATAGTAGATCCATATATATATCTATACATAGTAAATGTAAATATACTAAAAACAATAGTTAAAATTATTTCTATAAATCCAATAATTCTAATTTTTTGCTTTAGTTTTCTTTTTCCCTTCAATATCCTATTAAAAATATCATTATTAAACCACCTATACAAAATTAAAACAAAGCTTGATATTATGGCTAGAAAAAACATCCAACATAAATTAAGAGTATTCATATTATTATACTGATTATTAGCTGAAATCGGTAAAGATATAACAATTATTATTAATATAACTATTATAAATCCATAAAATATAGTTAAAGTAGTTCTAACCATAACTTGAACTTTCCCAAATTCGTCCATAGCAATTCTAAACTTATCTTTAATATGATTATATGGATAATTATAAACAAAACATGTTAATGATATAATAATTGCTGATAATGTAGGTATTATAATAATCAAATTTTTTAATTCATCCATAAGTACACCTCCTAAAACACTTTATTTCTACATTTCAGAAGATTTCCCTCTTTATTAAACTCTAATATTTCACTTTTATATCATATTTTGTATTATTATCCTGTTTTATGATATAATTAGAAGTAATTAACTCATGGAGGAGTAAAATATGCTTAATAAATTTCGTAATAAAAATGAACTTACTAATGAATTTATGCCATATTTAGATTTTATGGATGATAGTAATATAAAAAAATATATATTAAATAGGGTTATAAACCAAATTAATTGGTATGATAAAAAAAGCATCCATTTTCAGAGACAATTTAAATGGATGTCTGTTTTAAGCATAATTCTTAGTGCATCTATACCAATTTTTACCACCGTTAACTTAGAAAAACATTTCATAATAAAAATAATAGTAGTTATAATATCAGCACTTGTTACTATAATAACAAGTATACTTTCCCTGTGCAAATATAGGGAATTATGGGTTGAATATAGAAATTGTTGTGAAACACTTAAAAGTTTATTATATAAATTTTTTAATAATTCTGATCCATTTAGCTCCAAAGATGATAATACAAGAAATAGTTTATTAATTTTATCATGTGAAACTATACTAAATTCTGAAGTTAACAAGTGGATTTGTTCAAATAATGAAAAAAATATTGAAGCCTATGGATCTTCTATTGATTCATAAGTTTTTTCAAATATGTCTGGTTTACATGGATAAAGTTCTCCGTTTACGCCTTTTATAATCCAGTCACCTATATTAGCCTTCATATCACCTTCTAATGTATGGATTATAACTTCTTTATCCGTTTTGTATGCCTCTATTATAACTGGTTTTTTCCTAAACTTTTTATATTGCATATATTTTGCCTCCTTTATTATAATTATAAAATAATAAATTCAAATTAGAAAGGATGATTTTAATGCCTAATAGACTATTTGTTAGTCATGCTTGGAAATATGGTGATGATTATAATAGGCTAATATCTTTATTAGATAAAGCTAATAATTTTTCTTACATTAATTATTCTGCACCAAAAGAAAAGCCATTATTTCCAGAAGGTACACCTTTGACAAATAATAAAATAGCTACTAAAATAACTGATAAAATTAGCCCATCTCAAATAACTATTGTTATATCTGGAATGTATGTTGCTTATAAGGATTGGATACAGTATGAAATTGATGAATCAAAAAGAATGGGAAAACCTGTTCTCGCTATAAAGCCTTATGGTCAATCTCAAGGCCCAACTCCTAAATATGTAAGTGATAACGCTGATAAAATTGTTAATTGGTCTACCGATTCTATTGTTGATGCAATAAGAGAATTAGTAAAATAGACTTAGCCTGTTAGATTAAACAATAAAGGAAGTAATTTATATAAAAAGGAAAGAGTTCTTACATGCTCTTTTCTTTATTTTTTATATACTTATAAAAAATCAGTTTATTAAGTTTACTTCTAATTTTATTTTAGATAATTTATACTTATGTAGCTTTCTCTATTTTCCCCATGTTCTTTGCTTTATCCTTCCACCTCTACCCCTGCAATAACTATCATGTTGCATTAATTCCATAACATAAGAAAAAGAGAGATTTTCTTCTTGTTTACCTCTCCTAGGCTTTTTCTTATTCTGTTTTCTATTTTTATTTAATTGCTTATGTATGTTCGGCTGCTGTGTTTTTAATATCTTTTCTATACTCACCTATAACACCTACCTCACATTCATTTATACAACTAACTATATCTACTTTACAACCCATGTAATGCTTACAAAATCCGTTATTTCCTTTTTGAAAATTCTTGCAGTACTTCTTTGCCTTTTCTTTATCTACACTTTTACTTTGTACTTCTTCCTTTTGAGGGAATATATATTTATCTAAAAATTTACTTAGTTTCATATCTCAGTCTCCCATGCAACATAAATATATCCTCTCTTGAAATCATCTGCTTACTTAATCCACTTATTTCCGAAACTTCTTTCTGAGTTATTCCAGTAGATTTTCTAAATTCAACTAATGATTTAATCAATTTATATTGAGCATCAACTTGATTCATATAAATTTCTAATCCTGGATATCTTTCAATTGATTTTTTAATCTCTTCTTCTGGATCTACCTTATGAAATGGCATTTTATCACCTACAATTTTATAAAATATAAAAGAAAAAAGGTAGCACCTTAATTGGAGCTACCTTTTTTATCTATAATAATTTCATAAAGTCAACCACTGCTTTAGCAGTTAGAAATCTATCTTGTCCTTTTATATTTTTAACATTACTTCCTTTTGGAACTTCTCCTCCACCAACAAGATAAACTACATCATATTCTGTTGCATCTATATTTATATTTTGTTTCAAAGGGCAATCTAGATCACGTGCTAAATATTCAGCTGCTCTTTTATCAGTAAAATTATTGTATAATACTAATTTATGTTTAGCTTTCTTTTCTCCTTCTGTGATAGTGAAATTATTTGATCCTTTTACTCCTGATTTACTTAATATATGATCTATAACTCTTTCAAGTGTGTTATTTGCATTTGATCCAGTTATCAATGTATCTAAATATTGAGTTCTACCTTCTTTTCCACAACCAACTGCATAAACATTATCTACACACTCATAATGAAACGGTCTATTATTTTCTATTGTTGAACAACTTAAAAAATCCCCTAAATATTCTGCCGCATTTTTGTCTATACCTTCATTATAAATAACTATATCTTTCACTTTCTTTTTCTCCTCCTTTTCTACTGTAGAAGCAGTATTTCCACTTCCAAAAAACATAGCAGCTTCCTCTCTACGCCTTCTCAATAATCCATAAACAGTTTGTCCGCCTGCTTTACACCACATACAAAAATCATTTGTAATTCTATCTCTATCTCTAACTCCATTACAAACATCTCTATATAATGTAGAGCCTAGAAGTCCACCAGTTCCTATATTGTATGCCATAGATACTAAAGCATCAAATTGATTTTGATTAAGCTTAACTCCTCTTCTGTCTAAATCCTGTTTTATTGGTAATGCATATTTATTATTCAATAAATTCTCTAGCATCTTGCTTGCTTGTGCTTCTGTTACACTTGTTAATCCTTCTATTTCTTTCCCTGTCATTCCATATCCAAGAGTTTTAACTCCAACTATGTCATAATAGGGTGTAGGATAAAAGCCTTCAAATTCTTTTACAAAATCAACACACTGTTTGGAAACCAATCCCATATATATAATTACCTCCTAAAATTTTTATTAAAAATAACAGTTTTATTGCTACTCATACTATGATAGGGCTAATCATTCTATCCTATTTCATTTTTCAGCCTTATTTCTATTTAAAATAGACAAAATAAAAAGGCACCTGGAATTAACCAAGTGCCTTAAGCAGTTGCCTTATTTGTACGATAAAATTCCTGCCATTTCTATACTACTATTATAACACACCTAAACTTTTAAATTGTCTATACTTTGTCTACTTTTTGTCTACTTTTTTATAACTTCATTCCAATGTATTATATCTTTTATTATCTTTTCTCTTTTTTTATATCCTGTTGCTCTGCTCATATTTAGTTGATCTGATATCTGTTCTATTCCTAATTTCTTTTTATACTTTAGCTTTATAAATTCTTTATCCTCTTCATTTAACATTCTTATATTGAATTCTATTGCTTTACTGTCTTTTTTTATATTACTTATAGCTTCTTCTAAATTAAGTATTTCTTTTTTCTTATCTGCCTGTTCTATTATCAATCCTTCTATAGCTTGCACTATAGCTCTTTCTGCATAACTTGCACCTGTATTAGATGTTTGTACTCTCTCTCCGCATGGTACAGCTTGTAGGTCATAATCTATATTTACATTCGTATCTTTTATTCTTTTTTCTAACTGTCCTATTCTATCTTTCAACACTTCTATTACATCTTTTTTATATTTTATTATTTCTTCTTTTTTAAAATAATTATATAACATTCCCTCTGTTTGCCTAAATAAATCTTTATTCATTTAGTCCTCCTTAAACACTAAATCTTTGTACTATTGTCTGTAGCTCTTCGTTTGTAGCTTTGTATTGGGTATGTTCTTCATAACCACTCCAGTTATCTACTCCACAAGCTTCTAAGGCATCTAGCTTATCCTCAGCCTTTAATAGTTCTAAGAATCTTTCATTACTTATTTGTACCATTTAATATTCCTCCCTTAATAGGTATAGTAGCCTTATTATTTATACATATTATTCTCATTATCATTTTGTTGTACTTAATATCTTTGTATTACTAACTATTGTAATCTTAAGAAGTCTTGATATTCTTTTTATGTTCTATAATTTTGTTTTTTTTAAAATAGTTATATAACATTCTTTCTGTCTTTCTAAATAGATCCTTATCCATTTAATCCTCCCTTATACCGCATACATCTTTCTCTTTACAACTTTCACAATTATAACTACACATAATACATTCTTCTTTCTTTATATTTCTTAAAGCAATTACTATTGTTGTAGCTATTATACTTATAGTTATTAATATAACCTTAAACATTCTTATCTCTCCTTAGTCTCTTCTGTTGGGATAAATAACTTTGTGAGATTTTAAATTTTATAGCTATTTGTATATCCTTTAGACCCTTTGCTTTCAATTTATCGTATAACTCCCAATCTATTTCTTTTCTTTTTCTCCCCATTTTTTGCCCCCTACACATCATCTTGTACTCTTAAAATACTTTGATAACCGCTTAATTCAGCTTGTAAACCTTGTAACATTTCCTTACATGTCTTATATGTTACTTCTGCTACATCTCTTTTAAACTTTAAATCTGATATATTACCCCTAGCTATATCTGGTATTAACGTTGTTTGTACTTTTTGTTCTCTCAATATTAAAATTTCTCTTCCTAAAGCTAATCTATATTCTTTTTCTGCTTCTGCATATTCTTTCGCTCTTTTTCCTAATTCATTAACTCCTTTTTCTATTCTTCTACTTGTATCCCATATAGATTTTGTTAGTTTCTGTAGTTCCATTAAACCACCTCTTTTAAGGTTACTTCTATTCGTGGATTTTTCTTATCCACTTCAAATTTGTGTGTAAAATTATTTATTTCTTTCCAACCATCATTTTCTATAATTTTAGCTTTAACTAGTCCATCTAATATAAATTTAATACCTGCTGCTATATTGTCTTTATCTTTTCTTTTATTTTTGCAATACCATATAATATCTAAATCAATTCTTTTAAACTTTCCTTTTCCTTTTGCTATCCATGCTACTAGATCTGTGTTTGCTTTCTTTAAATTGCTATATTGCATATAATGTTTTTTAGATACATCTATTATTTTATTTAAGTCTGGAAGTTCCCCAGGTATAACTATTTTCAAAATTGTCCCATCCCTTTTCCATTAGAATACTTTTTAACCATTTTAGACATACTATCTAGCTTTAAAGAATAGTAATCATATCTTTTCTTTCTTAACTTTTCTCTTTTTCTTTGCTGAAGTAGGACATAGGTTTTCATTGCTTTTTCTTTATTACTCACATTTACGCCCCCTTACAAAACTTTTTTACCGCCCATACAAACTCTTATAACATCTTCTTTGTTGTACTTAATTCCCTGTACTGGATACATTAACTTGCTTAAACTTCTTACAGCATTTTGACTTATATCTAGTTCGTTTTGTATTTCTTCTAATGTGTAATATTCTTTTGTAAATATATTTTCCAGCCAGTTTTGAAAACCTAACTTTAGTCGCCTATTAAATTTCTTTCCATACTTTCCATGTGGTCCATAGACCCCTTTATGGTGTTGTCCACATAGATAAGCAAAATTATATTTACATTTTTCTAGTGGCTTACATTCCGATCTGTAAACTATATGATGCAACTCTACTCCATAGCTTGTACCACATATTTCACAATGCTTTATTTGTTTCATCTGTTACTTCCTTTCTGTATTACCGTTTCATTACTCTAGTACACAGTAGCTATAAAAATACTTAATTTATGACTATAAATTATTTAATAACCCGAAATAAAATTTTCCCTTTATCTTTCCATCCTCTTTGAACTAACTTCTTAACATGCCTACTTACTTCTTGCCTAATATCTATGTTTTTTGTTTCTTGCAAAGTTTCTAACATTCCTATACATACCTGTACTACATCCAAGACTTCTTCCGCAGTATTCTCTATATCATTTAGTTCAATTGCTTTACTTACTTCCTTAAATTCTTCTTGAAGCTTTACAAACTCTTTTGTAAGCGTTTCTTCTTTATCTAAAATCATTAAATACATTATTTTAACTCCTTTAAATTTTTCATTCCAATGTATAAATCAAATTATTTATTATCTTTAGCCTATCTATATCATTTTCTGTTATCTGTCTTACAAAGCTTGGTATTCCTGTACTTGCTTTACAAACACACTTCCTGCACATTATATATCCCTCAATATCTATTTGAACAAATCCAGTATCCCCGCAAAGTGGACAACTAGGACTTTGATTTATTTCCTGTTCTTTTCTATATGCCTTTTCCCTAAAAACTTTATCTTTATAACTTAATAGCTTGGCATATTTAAAGAATCCTGTTTCATGTTTAAGATATTCTTTAGCCATTTCTTTTGCTAAGTTAATGGGTATATTTTTATACGGTTCATACCACGCCTGTAACGTTTCTTTATCTAATGGTGGCGTAACATCTAAAGTCTTTTTAATGTAGCTTAAATATTCCATAAATTCATTTTTAGTCATTTTAATTACACTCCAAAAATTCTTTCATGGCTTTTTTAAAATCTGTCTCCTTTTCAACTTTTTCATTTACACCAGCTCTACGTTTTTCTAATATTCCTTTAACATAGTTATAAGTATGCCTTGCATTACTATCAGCTATATCAATTGCTTTTTTTACTTCATCTAAGCTATATTTTTCAATATCTAAATTAATCTTTTCATAAATGATTGGTGATATAGAAACAAATCCTCTTTGTTGCATATATTCAAATATGTTAAAATCTTTTTTACTATTACCACAACTTTTCGTACTATCTTGTAGTTGTCCTATGTTGTCCTTACCTATACTAACCTTACCTAACCTATCCTTACCTATGCCGTCCATTGGTTGTCCTTGGGACGTCCCATATTTTTTCCTGTCAGCTCTTTCTTTTGGTTCTAATAATAAAGCATCTGGAATAACTTTTAATAATAAATCTTTATATATAGAATCCACTTTTCTATCTGATCTAATTTTATTGTGTTCTGTCCAATCTATGATATAAGATACTAAATCTTCATTTAAAACTTGTATAAAACCTTTACTTGTTAGTACCCTTAAATCATCCTCTGTGGCTCCCGTCATTCTTAAAACATTGAATCCTTCCACAACTCCATCATCATCAGCCCTCATGCATAAATCATAGTATAACAATCTGGTTGAAGAAGGCATTTTCAAAAATCTTGCTGAATCTATAATTTTTAAACTAAACATTCTACGATTAGCTATTGTCATTACCCCCTTTGAAGAAACTCTATTCTATCCTGCAAACTTTGTATTTGGCTTTGTGCCTGTTCTAGCAACAATTCTTTTTCTACTAACTTTTCATATAATTCGTTGTTTGTATCTTCATCATATAAATTTTGTTCCAGGAACTCTAACAGTTTTTCAAATACTGGCCTTTCTGCAGCTATGCTCAAGTCATAGTTAAATAGTTGGCTTAATTTTAAACAAAATCTATCATCTTGTTGATCCATAGTTAACTCTGTTTCTTTGTACATGTACAAAGTTGAACTTAACATTTACTTCTCCCCCTTTTGGCAATCAAAACATAATACTTTTTTAAACTTAGAATAACTATATTTAGCTACCTTTTCGGGTACGTTTGCTTTACATTTACTGCAAGTGTAAGGTTTATTATTTGGTCGGTCCGTAGCAGTTGAGGGTGGGATATCGCCTTGATTATTAGGTGTATATTTAGTTTTATCTTTTTCAAAATACACGTCTGCTCCAACTCCTAATGCTTTACTTGCAACACTTATAGCGTCAGTCAGTGCCATTTTAAAACATTCGTCTGAAGTATACATACCATTCCTTTCTTTAGCAATAAAACTACTTCCACCAGTTCCAGGAATAGCCTTGGACCATTCAGAATTGTATTTTATATATAAATTAATATTAGTAAAAGCAATTCTTTGATTTTCAGAACCTTCTTCAATCCATTGTTTTGTTATTTCATATGTCCACCCTATTCCGCATGGTCCAAATTCTTCTGTAAGTTTTTTAATTCTCCACATTGGGTTAATATCTGTCATACCTTTAAGTCTTCCAGCTGTTATCGATTTTTTAGCTTTTTCAGGTACTTCTCTTACTTTGTTATAAAGTTCTAATCCCCCCATTATTCTTCCACCTTCACATTTATATTTTCTTCTTCTATAATGCTAATCTCTGGAATGACCTCCCCTGTATTTTTATCTAATACAATTCCATCTTTTATTAAAAATGATTCTTTAAGACCTGTTTTATTAATTTCCTGTTTGGTTCTAATTAGATTTTTATATCCGTTAGAATTTAGATATTTTAATAGTGTTTCTTCATTACCATAATTCCATTTTTTATTCTTTCTACTTGTTACTTGTCCATAAGGTGTTGTTATTCTAGCTTTAGGGTCATTCTGCTTTAATTCTTTATAGTATCGCAGTAATAATCCATTAAAGTATTCTATGTTGATTAAATCGTTCTTAGTTTCATTAACAAGCCATTTATCTATTCTTTCTTTCTCTGCTTTTGCAAGTTCTTCTTTTTCCAGAATACTTTCTTTATATTCTCTTATCTTTCTTAAAGCCCAACTAGCATCTTTTAAATCTTCTATTTTGAAAGTTGCTTGATTTTCCATTCTTCTTTTATCTCCTTCTTACATCTTTTAGCCATACAAACTGGCTCCCATAGCAGCTGTTCTCCTTTATCTGTACAACACGCTACTGCTTGGAGTACATAATGTATGCAGTCTTCACAATAATCCACTTTACAAATCTCCTAATCTAATTTAAAATTTAAGTAACATATCTTAATTAATTATTTAGCTTCTTGCAGGAAGCTTTTTTTTATTTTTAAATTTTCTCAATATTCTATATACAGTGCTTTTGTCTATACAATATATATCTGCTACTTCTTGTAATGTTAAGTTTTTTCTTAGCTTTATCATATCCTCAACATCCTCTTTAGGCTTTGGTTTGGGTCTACTTTTAGAAATCTTACCATAGTTATATAATTCAAATGCCTGCTCTATTGTACAAGGTCTTTCATAAAAGACCGCTATTGCTAATGTGCACCAATTTTCGTTCATCTTTTACACCTCCTTTCTATGCACATCTTCCAAAAATCTCTGCACTTTTTTCTGCAATATCTAGCACATATTTTAAACTTGTACACTTATTAAAATTAATCATATTAAATTTAATATCATTTGTTACTATTTCCATTACTACTGCAAACTCTGCTTTTGTTAACTTTATCCCCCTTTGTTCTAATAATTTTCTTATCAAAATTTACACCTCCTTATAAAACTGTTTTTTCTTCACTTATTTTTTTCAACCATTCATCTAATCGTGGTTTATTTATTAAAAATCTAGCACCAACCCTAAAACATGGGAAATCTGACTTTTTACTATGTGCCAATTCTAAGATTTTATTTCTTCCAATACCGGTATAACTAGCACATTCATCTATAGTAATAGTTACTTTCTCCTCTTTTTCAGCTAAAATTTCAATAATAGATTCCTTAAATATTTCTTTTAAACTTTCTTTTGTAAATTCCATTAATTCCATCCCCCTTTTTAATTACAAGCTACTTCTTGCTTTGATAATTCTTTTTCTAATCTTGAAATTATATAAATTTGACCCTTTCCAGTAACACGTGTAGTTTTATAAGTAAAAGTACCCTTTGAACTCTCCCTAGCACCTTCTACTACTTCAAAATATCCCCTATCTATTCCATACTGCTTAGGCTCTGTACTATCTTTAAATATTAAATTCCAATTTCTAAGTTTTTGCCAAAGTCTTTTTTCTCCTATTGCTATACCTTCTTTACTAGCTAATTTTGCAACTTCTCTAACTAATAAACTGTTTTGTGATGTTGCTACCTTATTAGCAAAACTAACTAATGGCTTTTGCTCTTCTATTATTTTATTTTTCTTTTCTATGGTCTTTTGTGCTATTAATATAGCCTTGGCTAGTATGTCTTCTTCTGTTTCATCTTTGTTAGTAGGAATATACCCGCCTGTTTGTCTTATTTGTGGTAATACTTCGCTAGTTACCCACCTTTTAAATTTTTTTGCTGTTGGTAACTTTGAACTTAATACTAAACTGTAAAGTCCACTTTCATTTATTATTGGTGTGTTTTGACTTCTTCCTATGGAATCCTTAATTGGGACTTCATCTTTATCCTCATTATCTACTCGATCTTGTATTGCCTTTGTTGGTCTTTCATACCCTAAACATTTAGCTACATCTTTTCCTATAAACCAAATTACATTTTCTTTTTGTATTGTTCTTACTGATCCAAACTCTTGATTATTAAAAATTTGTAAGCTCTTCATTTAATCACTCCTTTTTAATTTAAACTAAACACTTTTTCTACACTTGTATCTAAAGCACGAGCTATGTTTTGCATTGCTTCTAAACTAGGATTAGTTCTTTTATCTTTTGCAAGTAAATATATATAAGTCGGTGTTAATCCAGCTTCTTTTGCTATGGCCCCATAACTTAGACATTTCTTTTTTCTCAATCTATCGATTTTATTCATTATTAACCTCCCTATTTTCGTTTATTGCGAGTTAATGTTTTCTGTAAGTTAATAATATCATATACTTACAGTAAACTAAAATTACATCAAAGTCTATATTATATTAGTATCATTAACTACGAGCAAACGCTTTCTTTTTTCTTTAATTTTCTTAAATTTTCATTGATTTTTATTAACTGTGAGTATATAATGTTAACTAAGAGGTGATAACATTGCTAGGAGATACTATTAAAAAAATTAGATTAAGTAAAAAAATTGGATTGAATGAAACTGCTAGAAAGGCTGGCATAACAGGAGGCTATTTAAGTTCAATAGAAAATAATAAAAGAACTAATATAGGTACTGATATTTTACAAGCTATCGCAGATGTTCTTGATGTATCCGTAAATGATTTTTTTGATGACAACAATGAAGATACTAAAAAAGATATTAATATTCCTCAAGATTATTCAGATAAATATAAAGTTACATCAAGAGATAAAAAACAATATGAAGAAGAAATGAAAAAAGCTAATGAAGCATTTTTTATGAATGATGAATTAAGTGAAGAGGCTAAAAAAGAAATGTTAGATTTAATGTCTGAACTGTTTTGGAAAGCCAAATCTCTTAATAAAGAAAAAAGAAAAAATTCAAAAGATAGGTAGGTGATTGAATGATTAATTATAAGGTAAGAGTAAGAAATCTTATAAGAAAGTATAATACACGCAATCCCTACAAATTATCTGATGAATTAGGAATTGAGATTCATGAATGTTTTCTATCTGAAAATATGCCTAAAGGTTTTTTTAAGAAAATTCTAGGTAAAAAATTTATTGTAATTAATTTAACTAGGGTTGAGGATGAATATGATAAAGAATTTATTTTAGCTCATGAATTGGGACATGCTTTATATCACTCAAGTGACAATGCATTCTTTTTACATGATCATACTTTTTATCAAAGAGGTAGATTTGAAGTTGAAGCTAATAAATTTGCAGCTGAATTACTCATTGATGAAAAAGAAATAGATAAAGTATGTCTCCAAAACATGAACATTGAACAACTAGGCTGTTATTTTGGTGTTCCTAAAGAACTAATTAGTCTAAAGTTCAATAAATTTTTTTGATTTTTTGTCGAACTTTAGTTCTGTAAATTTATAGAAAGGTGTGATCTGATGGCTGTTAAAACTAACTGCGAAAAAAATGGGAAAAAATATTTTAGAGTTACTGCTTCTCTAGGAAGAGATTACAATGGAAAATTAATTAGAAAGGAGTTTTATGGATCTAGTAAAAAAGAAGCTGAAAATAAAAGAGATGAATATTTAAATGGTATAAAAAACGGTCTTAATATTGACTATAAAAATACAGTACTAGGCGAATTAATGCATACATGGTTGTTTGAGATCATGAGGGTTAAAGTCAAACCTTCAAGTTTTGAACGATATGAAGGTATCTACAGAAACTATATAAAAAATAGTCAATTATTCGGTTTAAAGCTAGCTGATTTAAAAACAATTCAAGTACAACGATATTATAATGAATTATATAGTGCTGGTAAAACTAGTAGTGTTATAGAAAATTTAAATAAGCTCTTAAGGACATTCCTTAACTATGCAGTTAATGAAGGCTATATCTTAAAGAATCCTTGCTTAGGTAGCAAAATAATTATTCCAGGAAATAAAGATAAAAAAGAAAATGAAATAGAGATATTTACAGACAAAGAAATAGCTACTTTAAAAAAGACATTGGAAGGTCATAGACTAAAATGTCTAATTCTTTTAGCTTTAGGTAGTGGATTAAGACAAGGTGAACTGTTAGCATTAAGATGGAGTGATATAAACTTTGACACATATGAAATTCAGGTAAATAAAAGTATTAAACATGTAAAAATTATATCACCTGATGGAACTGGGGAGCGAAAAACTATTGAACAGTCCCCAAAGTCAAAAACATCAAATAGAATTGTGCCTATACCTTCAAAATTAATAAATGTTTTAGAACAACATAAAGCACTTCAAGATATTGAAAAAAAAGACGCTGGGTCTTCTTATATTGATAAAAACTTAATCTTTGCAAATGAAATTGGTAAACCCATACTTGTAAAAAATATTTTTAGAATTTATAAAAATATTTTAATTTCAGCTGGTATTAAACATAAAAAATTCCACTCATTAAGACACACATATGCTACAAAATTATTTGAAAAAGGAGTACAGCTTAAAACTGTCCAAAAATTATTAGGTCACAAAGATATATCTATTACTGCTGATATTTATACTCACGTAATGCCTAAAGAAAAAGTTTTAGCTGTTGACAAATTAAATGATCTATTTGATTAA